AGGTTTTGATGGTGATGGAAACTTAGATGCTGATGCTATCCTGTCGCATTGCGGAGCGAACAATGGATATATCGTTACATGGTACGACCAAACGGGCAATGGGAACAACCTCACGCAGAGTACAGCAGCCAATCAACCGCAGTTATGGAATGGTAGCGTGGTACTTACCGATGGTGATGGAAATTATTCCATAGTTAGCGATGGTTCAAATGACAGTCTTGCAGTATCATCTGTTACTGCCATATCTGAACCATATACAACGGCATGGATGGGGCAATTAAATACCACAGCATCCACGCAGTTAATGTGGTTTTTAAGAAGAAATTCAAATTCTTATAGAAGTTATCTATATAACAGTAGTCCAGCTCCTAATTATGGGGTAGCAAATCAGACAGCATCTTTCTATTCTTATGGAACACCTATAAATTCTGATACAAATCCTCATCTTATAACAAATACATTAAACGGCACAAGTGGTGTTTTCAGAGTTGATGAAACAGACCAAACTCCAACTATAAGTAGTTATACTGCTGCAAGTTTGATGGATGAAATATTATTGAACGTAAATAATGCAGGAACAGGATTTTATACAACTCAACATTCAGAGCTAATAGTATGGAGGGCTAACAAAAATAGCGATATAGCCTCAATCGAAAGTAACATCTCAACATATTGGACACCTACTTACCTTCTTGATAGCTACGGAGCAGATGCAGAAGCAGCATACTCCCTTAGAAAGCTAAACAGAGGTGCTGTAAGGGCTATTCGTATCAGAGAAGATTCAGGCAACACAGAAACCGACATAGGCTTTGTAGGCGAGGACTTGGACACCGCAGCGATAGCAAGCCATTGCGGAGCAAACAACGGTTATGTGGTGAAGATTTACGCACAAGACGGTAGCGGAAGAGATTTCGAGCAATCAACGGCAGCAAGCCAGGCGCAGATATACAACGGTAGTTCAGTCCTTACGGATAATAACGGAAACTATGCAATGCTGTTCGATGGCTCAGATGATTATTATTCTGTTCCATCAAGTACGAGTACATTCAATTTCGTACATGACGGAAGTGAGGCTTATTTAGCTTGGGTTGGTAGCTTTGGTGTTTCGTCTAATCCTGATAGCGTTTATGTCGCTATGGGTAATGGAGGTGTGGCATCGGCAGATATAGGATTTGCAATAGAGTTCGATGACAGGAGCAGCGTTCCAAGAAACGAAAGAGTTAGGCATCTAACAACGCAGGGCGTTAATGGTAGTTACACCGTTGATAATTTAAGTTCTGATGGGGCTTGTTCTCCAAACACGCCTGTTATCTTCAGCCTTCAAACAGATTCGGATAACGGAACAGCAGCTAACCGCAGTTACATCCGAATAAATAGTGGAACAGCTATACAAAATAACTCATTAACAAATTCTGCAAGTGCTTCAAATGCTTCATATAACTTAAACTTAGGTCGTTCTGAGTTACCACTTGGGTACTTTAACGGATACTTCAACGAAGCCTTATTGTACTCCGCATTAAAAACCTCAGAAAGAGTAGCTATCGAAAGCAATGCAATGGATTATTGGCTACCATACTTGCTTGACAGATATGGAGCAGATGCGGAAGCGGCTTACAGCCTAAGACAGCTAAAGAGTACAGCAACTAACGCAATACGAGTAAGAGAGGATTCAGGAAATACCGAAACTGATATAGGCTTTGATGCTAACGGTGATTTGGATGTAGCAGCCATTGCTTCTCATTGTGGGGCGAATAACGGCTACGTTGTAACTTGGTATGACCAAAGTGGGAACAGTAACGACCTTACTCAATCTACCGCAAGCGCACAGCCACAGATTTACAACGGTAGTGCAGTATTAACGGATAGTAACGGTAACTACGCTATAACGCCTGATAACTCTGATGACACATTAGAGGTAGCTGACATGATAACAGGCTCTACAAATAGAACAGATTTTGTTTTAGGAGAGCATGGTACAGCCACATATAGGACTTTTTTAACTAATCAATCAGATACTACACAAGGTAGGGCTTGGAGTGTTTTAGTGGATCTATCAGATAAACTAAGGGCTGCAACAGCATCCTCTTATGCTTTAGGAAATACAGTACTAACGGATTCCACAGTCCATGTTCATACAGCGATGCTTGATGGTTCGCAAGTTCAAGATATTGATTTGTGGGTAGATGGAACTGCTCAATCAGAAACTTATTCTAATGGAACAGTAACACTTAATACAGGAAATGGAGGAGGAACTCTGAACGTGCCGAAAGCATCAGAGGGAGACTTGACTCTTACAGAATTAATCCGCTACTCCGCAGCTAAAACAACCGACAGAGCAGCTATCGAAAGTAACATTAGTAACTATTGGACAATTTAATAACAAATATGGCACAGCACTATGAGTAATCATTGCTACATCAAAATCAATGGTATGGGGCAAAGCCCTACCGCACCCTTTTGGGCTGAAGAAATAAACAAAGCCTTTTGGGATTTGAATACCGCAGAACCTGTAAGCCCTGATGGAAGACCATCGGTAACACAGGCGAGAATATTTAACGTCATCCAACACCCTGACGGAAGAGATAACGAGGTGATGATGCACGTTGATTTAGACTACAAACTCTACTGCCGTGAGAAAGGCGGATTAGGAACGCTCAACGCTTGGTGCAGGCAGAATATGACACCTGCCGAAGCCGATGCAGCTACCGATGCCATCACAAACGGAGAAGAAGGTATGTTCGTTACCGTAGAGCATTTCCTTCCCGATACTTTCCAATACTACACACGGGAGGACTTAATCAATGATGGGTTTATCGTAGAAGAAGAATTATAATGGCAGAAGAGAGCAACTTTGACAAATGGCTTAAAGAACTTGAAGAGAAAGAAACGCCAACGGCTTGCAACATCGAAAACGAAGAGTGCGATTCCTGTGGCTCATAAAAACAGATAAAGATGAAAAGGATATTATCAGTATTGATTCCCCCCATGCTTATCTTGACATCATGCGAGAAGGATGGGATGGAATTTCCCACCGTAATGACTCAATACGAGGATAATGATGGGTATAACCACCAACCTGAGAACACTGCTTACCACTATGTGAACTCTCACTTTTGGTTTCAGGACTCTTTGTGTGATAACGCATTCCCGATGGGTAGTAGCTTCGCCATGAAACTCAATGATACCCTTGTAGAGTCGAGCGTTGAGTTGGTGGTATGGAGTGGGGATGATTATTGCTTCTATCCTGATGAGCTTTATATCACTGCTGACAGCTTCTATTTCACCACTAATACAGGCTACCGCCTTGATGTCGGATGGGAGCTTTTAAGCGGTTCTATGACCGTAGATTCTCTCTATGGTACTTGGGTATTCGAGAGCGGAGAAAGTGGCTCAGAAGTCCTTATTTCGTCTCTCAGGCTATATAACGCAGACTAATTTCCTATTATAGAGTATGGATAAGAAAATATTTGACATCGCAGTAGATACCGAAGACTTTTCACAGCAGGGTATCTTTACGATTTCGATAGTTGATAAGCCAGCTATACAGTCGAATTTCATCTATCTGTCGGAGCAGGAAGAAAAGAAAAATCACGGTGTATTCATGTTCAATGAGTACCGTAAAGAGGTGGTTGGTGCTTTCCTAATCCCCGATAAGCTAATTCGCAGGTATAACGATGAGTTCGGAGAATACTACATTCGGTTCTCCAAGGAGACTATCGAAGAGCTTGTATATAAGTTCAGTAAGGATGGCATCTTCAATATGTTCAATATCGAGCATAGCGAAGGTGTAGATGACATCTACCTTACCGAGCTTTGGATTAAAGAAAGCGACCAGGATAAGAGTGCATACATAGGATTTTCAGATCTTCCTGTGGGTACTGCTTTCCTGAAAGCTAAGATTGATAACGACATGGTATGGGAAGACATCAAAGGTGGTAAGCTCAACGGCTTCTCCATCGAGCTGTCGTCTTATATCGTACCTTCTAATTTAACTGAAATGAAAGAAGAAAACCAAGAAGCTACCCCTGAAGTAGTCTACGAGACACCTACTACTGAGAAGATGTCCGAGGAGACTATGGATGCTATCGTAGCCAAATTGAAGGAGGCTCTGCTCCCTGCTATTGAGGAGATGCTTTCCGCTAAAGCTGAAAACAATGAAGAACTTACTGAGCAAGCTGAAGAACCTGTGGCTGAACCTGAAGCTGAGGCTGAGGTGGCTGTTGCACAAGAAGAAGATACAGCAGAAGGCACAGCAGAGTTATCTGAGACAGCAGAAGTTGAGTCAGACAATGAACTCAGTGAACAAGCTGAACAGGAGACAGAAGAGAGCCTTAGCGAAGAATCTGAAAATCAACCAGCCCAAGCGGAAGTTGAACTATCAGAAGTAGAAGCTGAGGAAGTGCTACTCTCCGAGCAAGCAGAGCAAGCCGAAGAAGAACTATCAAGCCCAAAGACCATCACTCGTGATGATGAAGCCTTTTGGGACAAAGTAAAGTCAATTAAACGTAATTTCTAACTATTTCCTATTATAGGATATAAAAACAATTAAAAAATGGCAATTGTATCTTTAGGACTTACTTCAGGGCAGGATGCTGACGGAGTAACCTACACCCTCAAGTGGGATGAAGCAAACAGCAAGCTGATCGTTTATCAAACTGCTGCTGACGGAACTGTAACAACCCTAACTCAGGCTAACGCCTTTGTATAATATTAACTAAAAAAAACTACTGAATAATGGGATTAAGTGTTGCTGCAAACCTCGACTGGCACAATAGAAAGCCTGAGAAGTTTATCGACCAAATCATTGCCAATGCAAACGTAGTACAACGCTTCGATTGGATTGATGGTGTGAAGAGTAAAGTTGCTCTTCCTATCTATGATGCTACATTGGTTTATCATAATGACCTTTGTACATTTGACCCACGCTCTACTGCTTCTATTGATGAGAAGGAGATGACCGTGACTACTTACAAGTGGGACTTCCAAAACTGTAAGGCAGTATTGGAGACTGAATACCGTTCTATGTTGCTCCGTAAGGGACAGCTTAATGAGGAGACTATGGATATGGACTTCGCTGACTGGGTATTCGACCGCTTCGCTAAATTGAACGGAAACAAGATTCTGACTCTTGCTTCTGCTGGTCTTGTAACTAAGTTGGATGCCGACATCGACTCCGACATCAATACAGAGACTATCCTTGCGCTGACTTCCGCTAACATCCTTGAGGAGATGGAAGACTGCTACGAGGCTATGACAGACAATATGCTTACTGCGTTGTATAACAATGGTAACGATGCTGACCGCACCCTTGCCCCTGTTATCTTCCTTGGCTCTGCTGCCTACCGTGCATATCAAATCGCTGTTGCTGCTCAGACTACTACTTACGACTTGGCTCGTCAGGCTGATGGTAGCTTCCTTCCTTACTTCGGTATGGAGGTTGTTCATTTCCCATCTTTGGCTGCCAACAAGATTGTCATCGCTGCTCCACAGAACATTGCAGCCCTTACTGATGACATGAGAGACTCAACAGCTATCCAGTCCTTGTACGAGCCTCGTACAAATACTTTGGATATTTGGGGTCAGTTCAAGTTCGGTATCGACTACAAGAACGGAGCTGAGATCGTTTATGGCGCAACAGCCTAAATGAATTAACACCTTGACGGGAGGGGCAACCCTCCCCGATAGGCTTTGTGTAACTAAAAAACTATATAATAATGGCTTGTACTCCCTCAACAGCTCTTCAAGGTGTTACCTACGCTTGCGATGCAATCGTTGGTGGTATCAAGGAGTTGTATATTGCTTACAGGGTAGGAAGTGATGTTGATGATGCACCTGGTTTGAATTACCTTGGTGGATATACCATCGATACTACCGTAGGTTCTACCTTCGGTCAAATCACTATCACATCTCTTGCAGAGGCTAATTCTCCATCTTGGGGAACTGCCGCCTCATCACTACCGTATTTTCAAGAAATCCAGTTCAACACCAAGGATGGAGTTTCCATCTTCAATGATGTTGTTACTGTGAATGCTGACGGAAGCAAGGAAGTCGTACCATCTATTTTGGTAGAGATTCCTCTAATGTCTCAGGCTAACGTAACCGCTATGGGTGTCCTCTCTCAGGGCAACGTAGAATTGGTTGCTGCCGTGAGAACTGCTGCCGACACCTACCATCTTGTAGGGTATGACTTTGGACTTTACGCTGGTACTGTTGATGGCACTTCAGGTGCTGTCCGTACTGACAAGAACCGCATTCAGCTTACCCTCACAGGTAGCGAAGCAGAGATGGCTTACACCTTTGCTTCTAAGGCTGACTTCGATTCCTTCGTTGGATTCGTTTCAACTACCTAATAGTTGCTGCATATACCTTTGGTTAAGCCCTGTACTCTCAGTACGGGGCTTTTCTTTTTCCTATTATAGGGTATGAAAGTATTGATTAACTCTACGGTAGACAACCTCACATTTGTGAGGGATGTAGACTATGTGAACAACTCATTTGAGCTTGTCTTCACTAAGACCGTAGGCACTGATACACTTACTCTTTCAGCACTAACGGACTCTAACGCTTTAGCATCGTGTTTCCCGTACATTACCCTTGAGGTGGATTTGGTTACTAACGTCATCCCCAACGGAGAGTATCTTGTTACGTTGAACTATGGTGGTACTGAGTATGATTCTTGTCTTTTGCTTGTCAGAGATGCGTATCCTGATGCTGTCGGTGGTGGCGATGACCTTTATGAGCATGGTGTAATTTTAAGTTAGTATGGGATTCATAGAAAGAACAAAAGAATTTTTTGGTCTCAGCAGTACGCATTACAAGGATACTTCGGTATCTGCCTCTGCTGATAGCACCAAGACAAATCCTATCGTTAAGTCCCTGGAGGACTTAAATGGTAGATGGAGGAAGGAACGCACCGAGGTGGGTGACTACATCAAGTTTGGTCGCAATGACGACATTCCGGAAGTATTGGATAAGCTGAAGATGCAGTCGCCGACTCACTCAGGTATCGTGACGAAGAAAAGTAAGATGGTAACAGGTAACAGCCTCACTTATGACGAGGGTACTGTTGCAAGGGGAGAGAAGACTCGCTTTGAGGCGTTCTTCAGGAATGCTGAAGGACTCGGTAGAGGCGTAGAGAAGCTGTTTGGAGATGCTGCTTACTCCTACGAGCATTATGGGGCTGTTCCCATCTACATCAAGTACGATAAATCCCTGAAGCGTATAGTGCAGATGAAGGTCTTAAACGCCAACTCTGTACGTTGTGGTATTCCTGATATGGATGGGGAGATACCTTACTTCATCGTCAGACGTACCTTTAAGCGTTCTGCCTTGCAGGAGAGGGATAATAAGCCACGCAGAATACCGGCATGGAATCCCCGAAAGCCTGTTCGGGAGAGTATCTACTACTACAAGAACCCAAGGAGCAATAACCCTGTTTATGGCGTTCCTGACTACCTTAGTGCGTACTTCTTCATCACTGCCGACTTCGAGTTCGGACAGATGATAGCGAACTCTGCCACCAATGGATTCTCACCAAAGGTACTTGCCACCTTCGTTGGTCGTAACATGACTCAGGAGCAGAAAGATGATGAGTTCGAGAACTTCAAGGGCAACTTCACAGGCTCGGCAGGAGAGCAGGTGATACTATCTTGGGTACGCAAGAAGGAGGATGCCCCTGAATATACTGTCCTTGACGTCAAGAACCTTGACAGGACGGTAGATGTGATGGCTAAGCTCAACGATAGTAAAATATTGACGGCTCACAATGTCACAAGCCCTCAACTTTTCGGTATAGCCGTTAGTGGTAAACTTGGCGGTACTGGCGAGGAAATTATAAGCTCATACTATATTTTCAGAGCTACCGAAACACTTCCAAATAGAAAAATTCACCTGAATAGCTTCAATTACATATTGGAAAAAGGAGGGTATGGAAA